GCGGATAAGACTACAGAATGGTACACCATTATCCAGCAACACGCTAATGAGGTTATAGACATCATAGGCTATCACGATGAAAAAGGCACTTGGCGGACAGGGCGGATTCAATTTATCAACCCGGTAACAGGTAAACCGGCACAAGGTAATAATAAAGGCTCGATGATTGTTGTGTTTGACCCATTTATTGAGGGCATTGTAACTCGTCAGATGCCGCTGGATAAGATTAAGGAGCTGGGCGGCTATGAAAAATAACGAAGGCTGGGACGGTTTAGATGGCTAAATACCAAATGATGAAATTGCCGGGTGGAGTGTTATCTCCGGCAAGTGAAGCGGACGAAGAGAGCTTAAAAGCACTTAAAAATCACGAGCTTTATGATGTAGAAATTAACTTAAAAATCAATCCGGTGCTACACCGCAAGATGTTCTCTTTTTTCAAATTTTGTTTTGAACACTGGTGTGCAGAAAACGGTTTGCAGAAATTCTCGAATGAAAAGACACAGTTTGATGAGTTTCGTAAGGATTTACTGGTTCAAGCTGGACATTGTGAAATGGTGTTCAGTTTGAGTAATCCAAATGAATTTAAACTAGTACCGAAGTCAATTTCTTATAAAGAATTAGAAGATGACGTAAAACGCCGTGAGTTGTACGTGGCAATTACTAATGCCGCAATGGCAACAGTGTTTAAAGGCTGTAATGAAGAAAACATTATCAATCAGCTTTATTCGTATTTTTAATTTGGTGTAATTACAGGAAATTAAAATGAGTTTTTATCAGAAAATTGATGGCAGTCAATACAAAAATATTTACGCCGTTGGTGATTTACACGGTTGTTATGATCTCCTAATGACGGAGTTAGAAAAAGTAAAATTCAATCGAGAAACAGACTTATTAATTTCTGTTGGAGATTTAATTGATAGAGGAAGGCAAAATCTTAAGTGTTTACAGTTATTGAGAGAAAAGTGGTTTTTTAATGTGCAGGGTAATCACGACCAAATGGCGATTGAAGCCTTGTTATATCACGATTTTAATATGCAGGTTAATTGGATTAGAAACGGCGGTGATTGGTTCTATTCATTACCAATTGAGCAAAAGTTGGAATCGATAGAATTGTTGAAAATCTGCGAAAAACGACCGCTTGTTATTGAACTTGAAATGGTTAATGGTGATTTATGTGTGATTGCTCACGCAGATTATCCTAGCAATGATTATGAGTTCGGTAAAGTCGTTAGTAAGCAGGACATTCTATGGAGTAGGGATAGGTTAGAAAGTTATTCTGAAATAAATATTGATGGTGCTGATACGTTTATCTTCGGACATACAATTGTCGAACAACCAGAAGTACACGGAAACAGACTTTATATTGATACAGGTGCATTTAATAGCGGCAACTTAACGTTAATTAAATTAGGGTGAGTTTAAAAATGGAAAAAATTAAATATTGGCTTAGCGTGCCATTCAGAATTATTGCAGTGCTTATTTCTTTGTCAATTCTTACTCTTAGATATATCGGGTACTTATTGATTTATCCATTAGCATTTTTTGTGGCAGTCGGTAAATTTATTGCTATTGGTCAATGGACATATCAAGAATGCCTTGATGACTTTAAGAGCGATTTTAATCCGATTTAGTGTGTGTTTATTAATTCCCTCGAATTCGGGGGAAGGAGAAGTAAGATGACAAAATTTTTTGAAACTATCGCATTCGTGATGTTATTTGGCATTATTCCAAGCTGTTTGTTGGCGATTAATACTACTTTAATGAATATTAAAAACGCACCGTGGTTTATGGTGATTATTCAGTTAGGTTTTAATATCACTTGTTATTGGTTGTGGTTTATTTCTGTTATGCGGAATGTTATTTAAGGAGATTAATAAGTGAGCCAGTGCAATGAACTGACTGTAATTTTAATCGCCATCGCTATTCTTAGTGTATGTGCCGGTTCACTCTTTTTTGTTGAGTGGTTTGATAAAAGAGATAAAGGAGGTTGGAATGGCTAATCTACGCAAAGAGGCAAAAGGCAGAGAGTGCCAAGTCCGTTTACCGGGTATCTGTAATCATAATCCGGAAACGGTGGTATTGGCTCACTATCGTATGGCAGGATTAAACGGTGTAGGAATGAAACCTGATGATATTTTCGGGGCGTTTTGTTGCAGCAGTTGTCACGATGAAATCGACCGCCGCACTCGCAAAATGGACGTAGAAACTGCCCGTCTGTCACACGCAGAAGGGGTTTTCCGCACGCAACAGATTTTGATTAGTGAAGGGAAATTATGATGACCGTAAAAGAATATCCCATAACTGCAATGGGTAAGCCTCGAATGACCCGAGCGGATAAATGGAAAAAGCGTGATTGTGTGTTGCGGTATCGAGCCTTTAAAGATGAAGTACGGTTGCATAACGTCAGCTTGCCAGAAAGTGGCTATCACCTGATTTTTGTTATGCCAATGCCCCAGAGTTGGAGCAAGAAGAAAAAAGCAGAGATGAATGGTAAGCCACATCAACAGAAGCCCGATAAGGATAATCTCGAAAAAGCGTTACTCGATGCGTTATTTGAAGACGATTGCCGAATTTGGGACGGGAGAGTGACGAAGATTTGGGGTGAGATGGGGAAAATTGTTGTGAAGGAGTTGCAGAATGGCGGATAAATTACTGGAAGAACCCAAACAAGAATGGATTGAAAACTTGCTGAACCTTTGGGGGGCGTGGGTATTTAGTGGTTTAGATTTTGAGAGTCGTATGAATATGATTGCTAAGCTAATGATGAAAGCCGATCAGAATCGTATTTCTGTGCCTGTGCGTGAGATGTGTGATGATGATTTAGGTTTAGTGATTAGCTCGGTGGTAGGCTATTGCATTAAAAATCCTTGCCCGCAGGATTTTAAATACCTGGAAGCCAAATATGTGTATGGGTTGTCGGTGTATGCGATTGCTAAGTATCAGTTAGCCAAAGACAGTTCAGTTGGGTTAAGAGCTTGGCAAAAAAGGATTACGGAAAGCATAAAAGCATCAGAGTGGGTGGTAGCTAAGTTTCTCGATCTTGCTATTAAAAATCATAAAAATGCTGACAAGTTAAAGAAATTTGCTTTTAACGTGTAAAAAGGCTTGATTTTAGTTCTGAAGTTCATTAGTATATCCGTAATGGTGGTCGTCGTGTAAGTGATGTTTACCAGGTAGTGAAGTTTACAACCCTGATCGGAAACGGTCGGGGTTTTTTATTGGGAAAATTTAAGGGTGTAGCTCAATAGGTAGAGCAACGGTCTCCAAAATCGTTGGTTGTTGGTTTGAGTCCAGCCACCCTTTCCAAATGCGAGTAAATGTTATGCTGGAACAACTAAATACTCAGTCAAAAAGCGGTGAAGAAGATCAAGAAAAATCTCAAGATCGCTATGCCGTGGGCTGGCCATCTCGACGTATATCAGATTGCGTTCAGCACTTCCGAAGTAGGAAAATTTATCCATTTGCCAGTAATAATGACGTGAAGCAAGGTTAAATGCTTCTGATGGGACAGAGTAAATTCAATCATTTTTACCCTCTGCTAGTTTATTTGTTGGGGAACAGTATTCTAGCAGAATTTTTAACCAAAGCTCAGTCTCACGACTGGGCTTTTTTATTGCCTCGAAACGGGGTGGAGTATGTAAATGCCAGAGAAAAGTCCTGATATTTGGGTTATGTTGTGGTCTTGGGTGATATTACACGCCAATACACTCACAACGGCAGCATCGGCAATCATTGCGGTGATTCTTCGTGCTTTCTTTGTTCGCAAAAAGCCATTACTGCGATACACAATTTTAGATTCGTTGATTTGTGCGTTGATTGCTGTTACCGCCGAGCCATTAGCTCAACCATTTTTACAATTTTTCTTTCACGTTCAGTCCGAAAAAGCATCTTACTTTCTTGGGGTGATGATTGGCTTTATTGGTACGGAGCGACTAAGAGAGTTTTTATTCAAATTTATCAATAAGAGAGTAAGTAGACATGACTATGACAACCAGTGATAACGGACAACAGTTTATTGTTCGTGAAGAGGGGGAGCGTTTTACTGCTTATCAAGATTCTGTCGGCATCTGGACTATCGGTGTAGGTCATACTGGTTGGGTTGGTAATAAACCAGTTGCTAAAGGTATGACAATCACTAAAGAGCAGTCTCGTGAGATTTTACGAGTGGATTTACGCAGATTCGAAAAGACGGTCAATGAGTGTGTCATTAAGCCATTAACGCAGTATCAATTTGATGCTCTGGTTAGCCTTGCTTTTAATATCGGCGAAGGTGCATTCCGTCGTTCCACATTGCTCAAGATGCTTAATCGTGGCGACTACAAAGGGGCAAGCGAGCAATTTTTAGTTTGGCGTAATGCTGGCGGACGTCCAATTTTACTCAATCGCCGTAAGCGTGAAAAAGCCTTATTTGATGGCGGTAAGTATGTTTAGTCGAGTAAATCAAATTATTGTTGGCGGACTAGCCGCAGTGATTTTGGGTTTGTGTGGCTGGATTTGGCACCAGTCAAAACAAATTGATAACTTAAGAGCCGAAAACCAAACGCAAGCCCAAACCATTGAGCAGCAGCAAAAAGCCAATCAACGGCTAACCGATAGCTTAGAGCAAGAGCGACAAGCGGTCGAAAAAAGCCAAAAAATTGCAAATGAGCTGCGGAATAAAGTGGAGATGGCGAAGAATGAAATTACATCAATACTGGCACAAGACAGTTGTGCTAAGGCTGATTTGCCTAATGGTGTTGCTGATAGCATTAAGCGGTTGCACTAGCAAAACAATCGTCAGCACTGAGTATTTATATCCGCCTGCGGCTTACCTTGTGCCGTGCGAGCGGACAGCATTTAGCGGTAAAACCTACGGCGATACGGTCGAGTATCTCATCAAAGTGATGGGAGAGCGTGATTTGTGTGCTAATCAAATTGACCGTATCAGAGAATGGCAAGCACAAACCAAACAAGGGTTTAAATAGCTAATTATCTAATTAACCGCTATTGAAAATGGGAGCGTAACAGCTCCCTTTTTGTTTTGATGGAAAGTAAATATTACATAATTTAGTTATTGTTTCGGGGTTGGTTGGATAAAACACCGAGGAAATACCTAAGTGATGTGATTTATATAAAACAAAACCCCGAACATTTGCGGTGTTCGAGGTTTTTTTTATTACCCATTGAAACGGAATGAGTAACAAGTTATGGAAATTATTACATTTTTAACCGTAACCATCAAGGAGATTCTTATGGAATATGGTTTATGGCAAATAAGCCTAGCAGTAACAGTCCCTATTTTGGCGTTCGTGTCGCCAAAGCTGATTAATGCTATTGCTAATCTATTAAATGCAATGAAGTAAAGGAATTTAACCCAATGACTAAAAAAGGCGAGGTTAAAGCCACGTCTAAAGGCGTGGGTAAATTAACCGATAAACAGAAACGATTTGTAGAAGAGTATCTCATTGACTTGAATGCGACTCAAGCTGCTATTAGAGCTGGGTACAGCGAAAAAACAGCATACTCAATCGGAGAAGAGAACCTGAGAAAACCTGAAATCAGAAGTGCAATTCAGGGGGCTCGAAATAAACGCTCGGAGAGAACCCAAATTACACAAGATGATGTGCTAAATGGGTTGCTTGAAGTGATTGCAATGAGTACTGGTAAAAAAATTGTGACAGAAACTGATGTTGCGAAAAATGAAAATGGCGAGTTAGTCGGTTTTGATATTGCAAAAACAAAATTCGAACCTGCCGCCGCAAATAAAGCTCTTGAGTTACTAGGTAAACATTTAGGAATGTTTAAAGACAAGGTTGATTTAATTAATTCTGATGGTTCACTGAATCGACCGATGGTGATTGAATTAATTGCTCCGAGTTTAGACGATGAAAGCACAGATTGAACTACCACCTAAACTGTTGCCTGTTTTTGCCAAAGATTATCGTTACAAAGGTGCTTATGGTGGGCGAGGTTCAGGCAAGACTCGGGCATTTGCCAAAATGTCGGCAGTGTCTGCTTATAAAAGAGCAATGCAAGGGGAAAGTGGCGTTATTCTTTGCGGTCGTGAGTTTATGAACTCATTGGAAGAAAGCTCTCTTGAAGAAGTTAAACAGGCGATCAAGTCTGAGCCTTTTTTAGCAAATTTTTTTGATGTCGGCGAGAAGTATGTTCGCACTAAAGATGGGCGGATTTCTTATGTGTTTTCCGGACTTCGGCATAACTTAGATAGCATCAAATCTAAAGCCCGTATTTTGATTGCGTGGATAGATGAAGCAGAAACAGTAAGCGAAACTGCTTGGCGGAAATTAATTCCAACCGTGCGTGAGAATAATTCCGAAATATGGGTAACTTGGAACCCGGAAAATAGAGGGAGCGCAACAGATACTCGCTTCAGGCAAAATCCACCTGAAAACAGCTGCATAATTGAAATGAGCTACCAAGATAATCCTTGGTTTCCTGATGTGCTCGAGCAAGAGCGGCTAAATGACAAACAGCGGCTTGATGATGCGACTTATCGCTGGATTTGGGAAGGTGCTTATTTGGAAGCGAGCGAAGCGCAAATCTTTCGCGGTAAATATCAAGAAATGGAATTTGTGCCGAACCCTGATTTTGATGGCCCATATTACGGCTTAGATTTTGGTTTCGCGCAAGATCCGACGGCGGCGGTCAAATGCTGGGTATTTAATGGCGATCTGTACATCGAGTTTGAAGCAGGCAAAGTGGGCTTAGAACTTGACGACACCGCAGACTTTATTGCCAAAGGCGTGCCACAAATTGCCGATCACGTTGTGCGTGCAGATTCGGCGCGTCCTGAGTCAATTAGTTACCTCAAACGTCACGGCTTACCGCGCATTATCGGTGTGGATAAGTGGAAAGGCTCGGTTGAAGATGGCATTGAGCATATTAAGTCCTACGGCAAAGTCTTTATTCACCCACGCTGTCAGCAAACGCTCAACGAATTTCGCCTTTATTCGTACAAAACCGACCGCTTGTCGGGCGATGTATTGCCTGTCGTGATTGATGCCCATAACCACTTTATTGATGCGCTACGCTACGCCTTAACGCCGTTGATGCAAGTTAAAAGTGCCAAAGGAGTTTTACTATGAGCCTAGAGCAAGACAGACTGGCTTTTTTAGCCGAAGCCCTAGGGCTTGGCAATATCAAACGAAGAACGTTATGGAAGGAGTTTGGCTACCCTAATACCTTAACATTCAACCATTTCTTAAAAGCCTATAAGCGCAATAGTATCGCTTTTGCAGCGATTAACCGCTTACTTGACGGTTGTTGGGTTGACTGCCCCGTAATCGTTGAGGGTGAGCAAAAGAACGAATCAAAGCAGACAACCGAATGGGAGTCCAAAGTTGAACGTTTTATGAAACGCTACTGGTCGGCAATCAAAGAGGCAGATAGACGAAACCTTGTCGGTAACTATTCGGCGTTATTACTTCAAGTAAGAGATGGTCAACAATGGGATCAGCCTATTTTGCAAGGCGCGCTATCTAGCATTGGAGAGTTCGGACTGGTTAAACTGATCCCCGTGTGGCAGTCACAGCTTTCAGTGACAGAGTTTCAAGAGGATGTGACCGCCGATAATTACGGCGAACCGCTGATGTATCAATTCAGCGAATCTGCCTTTGGCAAAAAAAGCGTGTCACGAAATATCAAGGTTCACGCAAGTCGTGTAATTTTGCTCAATGAGGGTGGCGACTTTAATTCCCCTCATTCTGGAGTTCCTCTGCTTGAGGCGGGTTACAACAAGCTAGTTGATCTCGAAAAAACATCGGGCGGCAGCGCCGAAGGTTTTCTGAAAAACGCAAGCCGACAATTAGGGATCAAATTAACAAAAGATGTTGATTTGAGACAGCTCGAAGACAGCGCAAAAGCCCTTGGGTTTTCTTCATTTTCTGATGCGTTGAACGACAAGATCAAGAAAATCAACTCAGGAACAGACTCAGCCTTGATTACTCACGAAGGTGATGCCTCTGTGTTGTCAGTCGCACCAGCAGATCCGAAGCCAACGTGGGAAATTTCTGCAAATGAGTTTGCCGCCTCAGTACAAATCCCTTTCACGATTTTGTTCGGACAGCAAACAGGGCGATTGGCAAGTGACGAGGACAAAACCGACTGGGCAAACCGTTGCAACGGTCGTCGAAATGGTTTTCTCACCGATGTGATAACACAACTACTTAATCGCTTGTGGTTCATCGGTGTGCTACCTATGCCAAAAAATAGCGATGTCACAGTGTCTTGGTCTGACTTACTTGCACCAAGCGAAAAAGAGAAAATCGCAAACGCACAGGCTTTGGCTTCAGTTGCAACTACATCGCAGTCTGCCTTTGGTTTTGCCGCGGTAACAGCGAACGAAATCCGCGAATCTTTAGGGTTTGAACCTCTGCCTGATAATCTGATTCCGCCAACAATTGACGACGAAAATGAAGATCAAGACGAAAATCAAGCCACTGCGGATTCCGACAAATAAAGCCGATCCGCTCAATATGGGAGTGTCGGTTGCCAAGCTATTTCGTCACATTGATGTCATTTACTCACAAATTAAGCGCTCCATTAAGCAACAAATCTTGCAAAAGATGTCACTGCGACTGCAAGCAAATAATTTTGAGTATTTTCCTTCGTATCTTACTGCGACTGAGTTGGCGGATTTGCTTGAAACCTTGCAAAAGATTATCGACAAAGAGATTTTGTCGAATGGTTCTCAAGGCGAAAATCTCTGGTTTGACTCCTATATCGACGAAGCAGCACTAAAAGGCACTCAGTCTGCGGTCACTGATTTAGGTCTGCAATCAGAGGCTTATCGCAGTCAGCGAAACTTATCATCAATCGTTTTCAGTCCTGCGTACTTCAACCGATTGGCGATTGCACACATGGCAAGTTATAGCGAGTGGCAAGGTTTAAGCGACGAGTTGCGAAAATCTTTGGCGGGGGTGATCACGGAGGCGGTTTTAAACGGCAAAAACGTGAAAGAAACTGCCCGTGAGATTCGGCAAAAACTTGATGTGTCATCAAAACGGGCGAAGCGAATAGCGCAATCAAGCCAGTTGGCGGCATATCGTCGGGCAGAATGGCAAGAGGCGGAAGAGGCAAAAGAAGAACTTGGGCTAAACACCAAGCTCTTACATTTTTCAGCGCTCAAAGCTACTACGCGATTAGCACACGCCCAACGCCACGGCAAATACTTCGATGTTGCAGAGGTGCGCGAATGGTATAGCCGAGACGGCAACCAATTCAACTGTTACTGCAAGCAGTCTGTGGTTGTGGTCAACGCCTACGGTAAAACAGATATTGAGCCTCTCCTTGTTGGGTTGGCTAAAGAACGTAAACAATGGGTAGGAGCATTAAAAAATGTCAAAAAATAACGTGAACATCGTCACCGTCATTAACAGCAAAAATATCAGCACAGAATCTATTGACGGAGATCAACACCTGATTATCCGCGGCGTTGTGCCGATTGTTGATGATGTTGTGATGAACGACGGACTTTATCCTGCGGATGAAATCAATAAAAGCTACAACAGCTTAGAGGGCAACTTTATGCCGCTTGGGCATCCAAAAATCGAAGGTAAATACGTTTCAGCCCAAGATGTTCGAGCGGTGAACAAACATCACGTCGGTGCGTGGGCGAAGAACGTACGCAAGGAAAGTGGCAAAGTGCTGGTCGATATGTATATCAACCGCCGCTTTGCGGAAGGTTCAGAACAGGGCAAAACCTTGCTTGAACGACTTGACGGAATGGTGACAAACACCAACGCTGAACCTATTCACGTTTCCACAGGGCTGATTCTAAACAAAGTCAAGCAATCGGGTAAATCCAAAGGCAAGAAATATAGCTGGATTGCGACAAATATGTCGTTCGATCATATTGCAATATTGCTTGATGTGCCGGGCGCGGCGACACCTGATGATGGCGTGGGGATTTTTGTAAACCAAGACGGAAGCGAAATGGGGGTGGAAAATGTAAACCTAACACAAGCGGCGGATTACCGCACAGAAAAGCTGTTTGACAAAGTACGATTTTACCTGATGGCGAACTCAGATTTATCGTTTGAAGAAATTCATCGCGCGCTGCGTGAAGCTATTCGCCCCGAAGGCAAAGATAAGTGGTCATTTTGGGTCGAAGCTGTTTACCCGAAATACTTCATCTATTCGGACGATAACAGCGGCAAGAAATACAAGCGGAGCTATTTTATTGACGAAAATGACAATGTGCAGCTCACTAGCGAACCTGTCGAAGTTGTCAAGAAGATTGGCTACGAAGAAATTACAACCAATGAGGAACATAATCCAATGAAAACCAAAATCTTAGCCGTGTTGAATGCGGCAAACGTGAAAACGGAAGGCTTAAATGACGATCAGCTCTTGGAAGCCTACAACAAGCTGCAAGCGGATAAGGGTAAAGAGCCTGAAAAGCCTAAAAATGAAGATGACAGCGAAATTGATGAGAAAATCAAGAAAGCAGTCAATGCCGCGATTGAGCCACTCCAGCAAGCCTTGCAAGCTAATACTGACAAAGAGCAAGCAGCAATGCGTGCGGCGGTGAAAGCCAAGTTCAATATGAGCGATGCCGCAGTCAATGCTTTGCAAGGCGAGGTATTAACTGAGTTGTATGCGCAAACGCAACAATCGGTCGGATTAAACAATAATTCGGCCAACGGCAACGGCGACAATCAATGGGATGGTTACTCACTCAACCAAGAGGAGAAAGGCAATGAGTAATGTAATTTATCGCGGTTCGGTCAAGCGTGAACCTCAAACGGTGAATATCGTGATCAACGATACTTCGGCACCGGGTGCAGTAGTTAAACTCCACAACGGCAAATTAGAGGCGGCGGCTGATTTAAAAGGTCGCCGTTTTTTATTGGGCAACAACCGCTTTAAGGGGCAGACAATCGAACAAGCGTATGCGAAGGGCGATACTGCAACGGCGTTTCGTTTAGAGCCTGAACAGGAGTATTACGCGCAAATTGCCGACGGCACTTATAACTTTGGCGATGAACTCACGGTAAAACAAGCGGGCGGCAAACTGACCAAAGCGGAGACGGGCGATGTAGTGCTATTTTTCTTCGACGAAGAATCGCAGCGTGTAATCAGTGGCGGCAAAGGCTATGCCGATGTCGTGGTGGCAAACGCCTACACTAAATAAGAGGTAACAAAGCAATGTTGAAATTCACAAAAGAACAAGAACGCTTCGTGATTAACGAGCGGATCAATTACGACAAAAAACACGCGCTAATGGCAGCAAATTCGGCGGGGTTATTGGGCAACGCGATGACTTTGCCGAAAGATGTCTGGGCGGAATGGGATCGTGATGCAGTGCAAATTCAGCGCGAAGAATTGGTGGTGTTTAACGATTTAGCGGGCATTTCAAAATCAATGCCGATTGGCAAACTTATTCACCATTTCCAAACGGTATCTGATAGCGGTTCGGTTAATATCTCATTAGACGGTCGTTCATCAGCGAAAACCGATAACGTGGTGCTTAACTACCACGGTACACCGTTGCCGATTATTGATTCCACTTTCTCTTTTGGCTGGCGCGATATGTCGGCAGCTCAAAGCGAAGGGTATCAGATCGACGGTGCAGCACGCGCGAACAGTCTCCGCAAGGTGGCTGAAAAAATGGAAGATCTCGCTTTAAATGGTGATTCCTCTATTGTGGTTGGCAATGCCAAGCTTTACGGCTTGCGTACTGCGCCAAATCGTATGACTAACACACACAATCTGGATTTAGCCACTGCGACACCGAAAGAAATTTACGATGTGTTCCGTGACTTGATTAGCAAATTCCACGCGAAGAACTACTACTCTCCTGTAACGCTTTATGTGAACTATGGCGACTATTTCGCAATGAGTACACGTGATTACTCCGAGCAGAAATCCGAATCTATCTTGAACAAAGTGATGACGATTCCGCAAATTGCGAAAATCGTGCCAGCAAGCCGTGTACCGCAAAATGAAATTCTCGGCTTGTGCAAGCGTTCGGATGTGTACCAAGTGCTTAACGGTATGCCGTTAGTGACTCGTCCGATTGCGCGCCATAATGAAACCGATGATTACTCGTTCCAAATTATGGCAGCCGTTGCCGTGGAGTTCAAATTCGACGATAAAGGCAATGCTGGCTATATCCAGTACACTAAATCCTAAGGCGGTGCAAAATGAAGTGGCTATTAACACACGATAGCCACGAGTTGAAGAAAGGCGATGTTTACGAAGGCGAAACATTACCGCTTTGGCTTGTGGGCAAAGCTATCGAAATCGAAGAAAAATCCTTTGAAGTTGCAACGCCTTCTGATCACGCTGACGGCGAAACTGGCGAAACTGGCGAAACTGGCGAAACTGGCGAAACTGGCGAAACTGGCGAAACTGGCGAAACTGGCGAAACTGGCGAAACTGGTCAGAAAGGCAAAAAAGATAAAGGCAAATAACTATGGCAGCAGAAATAGAGCTATCCGAAGCGCGAACAACGCTTGACGAACTGGGTTTCACTTCGCCGAACTCTCTGCTTGAGCTTTACGTTCAGCAAACGAACACCTTAGACCAGGCGTTGAACAAATCGGGGTACAGCGAAGAAACACAGAAACTGATCAAGCTCTATCTGGTTGCTATTCTTGCAATTTCATCTGGGGCGCGCCGTATAAAGTCAGAAGGTGCGCCTAGCGGTGCAAGCCGAACGTTTGAGTATGATCCAAACGCGCTAGACAACCTTAAGTCGGCGATTCGCTCAATTGATCCGAAAGGTTGCGCTGAAAGTTTGCTACCCAAAGATAAAGTTGTCGGCTTTTTCGATGTGGTCGGAGGCTGCTAATGTCAAATTTATCGAATTGGTCCTACACCGCAAAAGCCACGCTTTGGCAGGCTAAAGGAAAGAACGATGACGGCGTTTTAGTTTTTTCTACGCCACAAATCATTTCCTGTGACTACGGTGCAGATAGAAAGCGCGCACGTTTTGAGATTGGGCGTGAACAAGCGGTCAAAAATGTGATCTGGACGGAGTTCGCCCACGCCAAATTAGGCGATTATGTTCTGATTGGCGAAAGCGAGCAAGCCGATCCGATTTTGGCTGGCGCAGAGGAAATTATTCATATACAGCGCTTTGCTGATACGTTCGACCGCAATCGTGATGATTTTGCGCTGATAACAGGCGGGTAAAATGGGGATCAAAGTAAAAGGCATAAGACAGGTCAAGCAGCGGCTGAATCAGGTTGTTGGCGAGGTTCAGAGCCAAAAAGCAACTCGGGCAATGTTTCGCATTTTGAATGCGGTTGCCCCTCTTGCGGCGCACTATACGCCTGTTGATACCTCAACGTTGATCAACAGTCAATTCACTGAAATGGAAGTGAACGGCACACGCTTGATTGGAAGAGTGGGTTATTCTGCTAATTATGCGGCTTACGTTCACGATCCTAATATCAAGCAAAACTTCCGCAAGCCTTCAGCGAAGAAAGAGTTTTTGACTTCCGCGCTGAACGAATCAAAGGCTACGATCAAATCCATTGTTAAAGAGGAGTTGTCACTATGATTTCTTATGTCAAAGCCTTCAAACAATGGTTAGAGGCTCACTCTCTTGCAGACGGCTATGTTGTGCAGCTTTACCAGTGGGAGGATACGCAAAAAGCCAAGCCTGTTATTGTTATTCAGCCAAATAGTGGTTCGCCGCAAGTTTCTGACCTGAGCAGCGAACACTATCTGCTAATTAGCCTTGTTGCAGGTAAAAATTCAGGTTACACAATCGAAGAGCGAGCAAGGGCGATTATGTCAAAGATTTTAGTTGAGCCTTTCGCTTCCTTTGGTTACATCGAATCAATGGGCGGATTACCCGCCCCAATTTTCACCGAAGATAATCGAATGATTTTTCGCTTACCACTTCGGATTATTTCAACAAATCAAGAGGAGTAGTTTATGGGTTCTCCATCTCCACAAAATAACGCAGAAAATCTCGTGGTGGGGCGTGCCGTAGTTTTAGAGTACGGTACGACTGATGCAAAGCCACAAGAAAGCGAATGGAAGGTTGCGGGCGCAATGACGACAAAGAGTTGGGATTTTAGCCCAAATTCGGTTACATCAGAGGCTGATGATGCTGGCGGCTTCCCTGAAACCTTAATTACAAACTCAGACTTTAGTATTTCTGGTGACGGTGAGTGGCGCAAACGACCAAAATCGAAAGAACTAGGCATCAAAGATCTAGTTGTGTTATACGCAAATGCGGTAAAAAATCGCACCCAACCTTACATTTGGGTTCGTTTGAAATACGCAGGCTTAACAATTCTCGGAAAAATGGTTATCACTGCATTAAGTAGCGAAGCCCCAACCAATGACTTAGTGAAATTCTCTATAGAGTTCAAGGTTGGCGATTCAAGCACTATCGAAATTGCTGCAGCGTAAAAAATCCCACCCTCTATAACAAGAGCGGTGGGATTATCATTATCCTAGGGATAGTTGTAGGGGCTTTCCTAAGCTAGCCAAAATACGACCAATAGTGTCGATTTTTGTAATATGGCGAGGGGCTAAAATTCGCTGTACTTCTGGCGGACGGATATTAGTTAATCGGGCAATTTCTGCCTTGCTTACCGCTTGTTCTTGCATTGTATTATGCAAAAGCACTTTTGCGTAGATGCTCTCTGGCATAAACACAGGCACTTCGTCGGTATTTACTGGGCGAGTGAGCGGAAAGCGTCTATCTTCATCGAAATAAATTTCAACACAAGATAGTAGCACGTCTTCTGCCATTTCCATTGCTTCTTCAAATGTATCGCCTTGGGTGATAGCTTCTGGCAAATCAGGAAATGTCACTACAAAGCCCCCTTCTTCAGCGGGGGTAAATAACGCTGGATAAAACATATTTTCTCCTTATTCAAGGGTGTAGTGAAAGCCCCTTAACATCAGGGGCTTTATATTATTTTAAGCCTAGTTGCTTTTTAACCCCTTCCACTAAGCCTGTTTTTAACTCTTGGCTTGGGTGTTTGGGGAGGTGGCTTCTTTTGCCCTTGTAGTAGAGTTTCAAATGCTTTGATCCATTTTCAACCTCTACCCCATTAGCCTTTAGCCACCTTAGGAATTCGCTTTGCTTCACTACCTCCTCCTATTTGTTTAACTTGGGTTCATTATATGCAAAAATGCTAACTTTGTCAACAGAAAGTTAGCAAAAATGCTAATTTTTTTTGTTGAGGTGAAAATGGTTAGCTATCCAATTACTGAAATTGGTGAAATGCTTATTGCAACCGATGGGCGAGACTTTTTATTCAGACCGAGTTTCAAAAATATCTACAAAATTGGAAGCCCACAAGAAATTGTAAAAATCTATGCACTATTGCACGGCTGTGAGATTCGAGAGATATTGCCGCACATTTTAACCAAATCGGAGTCTCATCAATCTTACTTTTGGTCAGTGCTGAATTCGCCTGTTTTTGGCAGAAAAATTCTGCAAAACGCAATGATCGTGATGTCGTGCTGTTGCGATGATGATATTTCCCTGTTGATTGGCGAGTGGTTGCCGTCAAAGTCTGGCGTTAGGTACAAGTTGGGTAAAATGCCACCTGAGACAATTATCAATTTTGCAAAAAATTTAATGGGTCACGGAGTGATTGGTTGCTGCGAATTGCCAAAGAAAGAACAATCTGCAAAAAATGAATTTTCAGAAAGTTTTGATGCTGTTGAGTACATAAGTTTAGCCCGAACTCATTTCAATATGAGCCGCGAAGACGCTGAAAATCTCACGATGACCGAATTGCAGCAACTTCTAAAAAGTCAAATGCCTGCCGAAAATAATAGCTATGGACAGTTCACCGAAGAAGAGTACGACAGAATTATGGCGGAATATGAGAAAAGAAGAGCGGCTTAAATAGCCGCTAACATTTAAAAGAACCTACCTGATAGAACGGGAGTGAAATCCTTGTAATGTGCTGAATAAAAAAGCTCTCTTATGTCATTGAGTAGCTCAAATTCATCTTTGGATCTTGCGTTGCAGATTGCCACATAGTCATCTACGCAGGATAAAATACGTTCAATACTGACTTCTTTTATCCAGCATACTTCTTGGTTTTCATTCAGCCAGTTGGCAAAGTCTTGTTTAGTGCAGTCTTTTTTCATAAGTTCTCCTTTTTGATTATTTGCAAAAAAAATCATATCAAATCATCCGTTGTTATCTATTGGCGAAAATAATTTTTGCGACACAGATCGCAAAAATAGGTTTTGACGGTGGAAAAACGAATCTTAATTCGTAGAATGGTAAAATTTCTTTATTTTTAAGGTATTTTTATGAAAAAAATGATTGTTTTTGTAGCTTCTGTTTTGTCATCTTTTGTTATTGCATCGGATTGGGAAATAATAGAAGCGGCTCAAAATAAGGTGAAAGCAGAGCTTATAAGAAAATCAGAAAAAAAAGCAGAGTTATGTTTAAATGTTGCTCAGGCTGTCTTAATTACTAATCAAAAAGTGCAAAAAGATACTTTCTCAATGTGTGGTGAATTTTCGACAGAGATTGTCTTTTCTGACTCTAAAGCATATAGCCTTGCAGTATGTGGAAAGGTTAAAGGTAAAGATATTATCGGAAATCCGATAGAGAGCGACTATATATACCAAAGAGCAACTAAGGATTTTTACTTTAATTATAATGGCAAAAAATCAGCTTATTATGATCCTCAATCTGATCTTGCAAGGCTTCAAGAGGTCTCAGACTCTATGTTTAATGCTATGCAAAATAGATATTGTAAGTGATGCTTGCATTGGTTTTTAAATATTTAACTCAAATAATTTATGTGTTTTTAGTTTAATAGGGCGATTTATGGATGTAAAGGTAATTAACGTCTTACTAATTATTCTTTTTTCAGCAATTGTAATAGGTTTATTCCTTTTTCAAGATCAAGATTAAGAGATCCAAACAACCATTCAGTGATATATTTAGAGCAGATTCAAGAAATGTGCAGCTTAGATAAAATAGGCTCATACCAGATTGATTTTGTACGACAAAGTGGGAATGAGTACAAAGAGAGTATTCTTGTTAATGATTTTGAGTTAGCAATAAAAACCGTATTATCCACGTTAAGAAGGGCAAAAATAGATAGTGTGTCAGTAATATCTAACACACCTAATTTATTTATTATCCACCGAGCTTTCTACAACGCAAGAGGTAGTCAAGAAGGAAAGAAATTAGGATCGATAAGGATTGCAAAAATTTAATGTAACAAAAATATAGATTAAATTGTATTTAACCAATCTATTGCTAGATAAATTGTAAAAAAATCACAGAAATAACCGCTTGTGCTATGTCACAAGCGGTTTTTTATTTAAATAATTTTAAGGAATTGTTTATGACGGTCGAAGTTGGCGGAGTTGTAATTACCGCAGATCTAGAATTTGAAAATCTGCTAAGAGATACTCAAAAAGTTGATAAAGCGATGGATGACATCGGAAAATCAACATTAAAAGCAGAAAAAGGGCTGAAAGGGCTAGAAACGCAGGCAACCAAAACGGCGATAGCAGTAAATCAAGCCACAAACAAAATGAAAAATATCCGTGGAGTAGCAGGTCAACTTGGTTATCAAATTCAAGACATCTCAATAATGCTTCAAATGGGTTCTAACGCTTCAACCGTTATTGCTCAGCAAGGGTCGCAAATCTTAAGTATTTTCGGTCCAATGGGAGCTGTTGCAGGGGCGATCTTAGCTATTAGTGGTGCTATTGGTGGGGCGTTACTCCCTAGTTTGTTTGATTCAACTGATGCAACTGAGCTTTTGGCAGCAGCTCAAAAAAATCTCAGCGAAGTAGTTACTCAAACGGAAAGTGGTGTTTCCGCCCTTTCTGCGAAAATCATTAAATTAGCAAAAGTAAGCGAAGATGCAGCAAAAGCAAAAATTGCAGTAGCTATGAGTGATGCAAAAATAGCTATTAAGGCAGCAGGGGATTCATCACAAAAGGCATTTGAGCAATTTGACGGCTTTTTTGGATCGTTTACAAATTCAAGTCAAAGTATTCGGAACGCAATTGACGAATTAAAACGCTATGAATCAAAAGGTAAAGATGTTGGTGCCGTAATAAAAGAACTTGGAGGCACATATGGTGGTGCAATTGCCGAAATTAATGCGCTGGATTCTGTGACAAGCGAAATGTCTAAAACGCTTGGTATTACTCAATCTGAGGCTCTTGGTTTGATAAAACTGTTGGCTCAATTAGAGCAAGACAAAAGCCCTGATAATATTAAATTACTCGCGATAGCTTTATCTGACTTAAGCGATAAAAATGGGTGGGCGAACGAAGAGCTAAATAAGCTAACCAGAACGATAAACGATAATTCAGTATCTGCTTTAGATGCCGAAACATCAGTAAGACTCTTAGAGTCTGCTATAAAAGACTTGCAAAATGCAATCCAAAACTCCCAAGGTGCATTGGATGGCAATGTAGCAAAAATGAATCAACTTGCAGATGCGGCAGAAAGAAAAGCTGCAACGATAGGCAAGACTGAGCGTGAAACTGCTAAATATGCAGCTACGCTATTAGCTACAACCGATGAAGCTAAAAAAAATCTTGATTCCACATTAAGTAGGATTGACGCATCATACGATCAAATCGAAGCCTATCAAGCCGAACAAAAAGCCTTACAAGATAAAAAGACCGCAGATGCAAAAGCTGCCAGAGAAGCTGAAGCGGCTGCAAAAAAATCCGCTCAAGCCAAGAAGCAAGTTGTCGAACAGTTGCGACAAATGGCTACACAGTACGAGATTGCTGTTTTGAGGCAAAAGGGAATGCATCTCGAAGCCGTAAAATTAGAAGCTGGTATGCGTTTAGGAGCTGCGGCAACAAAAGAGCAACGAGAAGAAGCTGAAAAACTAGCACAAAGTATTTATGGAGCAACCGCAGCAAGTCAGAACTTTAACGCTATACAAGCCCAAGCATCTCCTGTTACTGCATTAGACCAACGACATCAACAACAGCTAGCTCAGATCGAAGAATATAAAATCTTGTATCCACAAAAAATAATGGAAGCAGAAGCTGCGAGAGCTGCAATCGAAGAACAATACCGCCAGCAACGAATGGAAGCTCAATGGGAGGAGTGGAAGCAAGCGAGCGACGGGGCGAGAATGTTTGGTGATGCGGTTGATGCTGTTGGTTCAAGTGCAACAAGCACAATTACGGGGCTACTAAATGGCACAATGTCCGTGCGTGATGCTTTCGCATCAATTGCAAATACGATCTTAAATAGTGTAGTACAAAGCCTTGTCGAAATGGGTATGGCTCAAGTTAAGCAAATGATTATGGGGCAAACTGCTGCCAAGGCTTCTATGGCGGCGCAAATGGTGCAAGCTAAAGCGTTAGCTGCTTCATTTGCACCCGCGGCCTCTATGGTTTCTCTTGCCACACAGGGGGCGAATGCTATTCCCGCTCAAGCTGCGATCACGTCAACTATGAGTATGGCTCAAGTCGCCGCGGTGACAGGTCGTAAACTTGGCGGCCCTGTATCAGCTAGACAGATGTATCGTGTCGGCGAGAACAATCAGCCCGAAATCTTCAAAGCGAGCAATGGGATGCAATATATGATCCCCGGTCAAAGCGGTCGTGTATTCAGCAACAAGCAGTCGCAAGGTCAAGGTGGAGGCGAAAGCAAAACAGTAGCTGTCATCGTAAATCAAACCAATCACTTTAGCAGCGATGAAGCCAGTGCAAATCAAGCGGCTGTTGCAAAAGCATTGAGCAATCAAATCAAGGCTTCCGTGAGATTGGAATTGCAGTCACAAATGCGAGCTGGTGGAGTTCTAGCGAGGTAATCAATGCAAACATTTAATTTCAAGGTTGAACAAGACTACACTGTTCAAAATGAGCCCAGTGTCGTCATACTAAAATTTGCCGATGGTTACGAGCAAACCGCTCCCAAAGGGTTAAACCACAATCTGAAAAAATACCAAGGCATTACCGTAAAAGCGAACAAAGCAGAAGCGGTGAAGATTCAGCAATTTCTCAATGCTCACGGTGGGTATAAGAAATTCAACTGGCGCGATAGAACAAGCGATGAGACGGTAACGGTTCGTTGCAGAAGCTGGAGCTCCACTAAATTAGGTGCAGTCATTGAGTTTACACTTAATTTCGATGAGGTGATTTAATGCCAAAAGCCCCCCCCAAAAAAATGGCATCAGAGTTGATAAAACTCGAACAAGATGCCCTGATTGAGCTGTGGGAGATAGATCTCACTCACATCTACTCTAGCTCAAACCCAAATCAGCGCGGAGAGATATTCCGCTTTCACAATGGCGTGAGCCAAACACAACAGAACATCTGGTGGCAAGGCAATGAATACCAAGCATACCCGATTGCCGCCGATGGTTTTGAGATTTCGGGTCAAGGACCGTCAAATCGTCCAACACTCACTGTCTCTAACCTGTACGGTGTTGTCACGGTATTAGTAGAAGATTTCGGGCAACCCGTAGAGGCGAAAGTCAGCAGTGAAGAGACTGTAGATGGCAATATCCAAATGACGGTGGAACTGCTGAAAAAAATGGATCAAATCGCCGATCAACGCTACCGTAGAAATCAGTTAAATGATTTAAGAACAGGTGGAACATTATCTAAATAGGTGAAGTATGCCAATTAGTATTTCTAACCAAATGAAACTAGATCTTGCCAAACTTGAGCAAAATGCAATGCTGGACTTGTACGAGGTTGATTTGCGTAAATTGCAAGACAAAAACGGCAATGCTGGTAGTGTTTACCGCTTTTATTCTGGGCTAAATGAACTCAAAACAAGTATCGTCTGGCAAGGTCGAACTTACGACCCTTACCCCATCGAGGCAACAGGATTTGAGCGTAACAGCAGCGGCCCAAGCAATCGCCCTACTCTTACGCTATCAAATCTGTTTGGCTTAGTTACGGGTATTGCTAATCAGTTTGATGAGTGTATCGGGGCGATTGTTCGCCGTCATCAGGTTTACGCCCAATATTTAGATGCAGTAAACTTTGCTGGAGGTAATGCCAAAGCCGATCCTAATCAGGAAATAATCAGTCATTTTGTGATTGAGCAGCTTACCAGCCTCACACGAGAAACGGCAACCTTTACGCTTGCGTTGCCGATTGAAACCGATAATGCCAAGATCCCGAGCCGAATTATTATGGCGGATACCTGTACTTGGATTTACCGCTCGGCGGAATGTGGCTACACCGGCAAGCAGTATTTTGATGAAAAAGACAAGGCAACATCAGACCCAAAAGCAGATAAATGTAGTCATTGCCTTAATGGTTGTGAATTAAGAGGCAATCAACGCAATTTTGGCGGGTTTGTATCGGTAAATAAATTGGGGTAATGAATGGAATTGGAACAACAAATAATCGACTACGCCCTCCAACACGAACCGCACGAAATGTGCGGCTTTGTTGTTTTTGACGGCAATAAAAATCGATTTATCCCTTGCGAAAACCAAGCGGAAGACAAAGCCAATTACTTTGAAATCTCCGATCTTGATTACATCAAAGCAGAAGAAAAAGGCGAACTGATGGCGGTGGTGCATTCACACCCCGAACCAAATGGCAAGCCTATACTATCTACCCTTGATCGCAAAATGCAGGTACAAACCGGGTTAGATTGGTGGCTGGTGCATAATCGGCAAATCCATAAATTCCGCAATGTACCACATTTAATCGGGCGTGAGTTTAAACACGGCACAATGGATTGCTACACGCTCTACCG